GTTGATTGACCTTAAACCCATACAGGGTAAGGGCCGAAGCTACAGACTCCGCGTATTCTACGGGGACGATAATATCGTCACCGTAGACGCGCACCTGTCCAACCAAGGATTTGAGATCTTTGGCGGACAGCGGGTGTTCTCTAGCGCTTTCGATCCCAAGGAAAACGACGGTCGTAAAGACCATAGCTTCAATTGGAAAACATAGCGCAGAACCCATGGACGCGAACTTGGTTAGAGGGGTAAACCCATAACCAGGCACATCAGCTCGTAAGCTACGACATGCTTGCACTGCATCTGAAAGATGCGTGTAGCCATGAAGCATATGCTTAACGAGTTGATTGGAGACACGATCACTTGCTTCACTAAGATCTAGTGTTGCGAGAGATCCATCAACAGAACCTCTACGAGCCAAATCTTGATTTGGCCCTTGTTGGGTAAAACCAACAAAGCTTCCAGAGAGTGAATCACTCTCTAGGAGCTGAACGAGAGGTTCGGCAACAGCCTGCTGTGTATATTGCATACACGAAGGCTCAATTGCAATGATGCGAGGTGTCTTCAGGGTCTTGGGAACGGCTACAACCCTAGAGGGTCGTTCGTTCCCGGGCTCAGCGAACTGGACCGAGTCAAGTCTATGCCAGAACTTTTGGTTAGGCATAAGGAAATCCACGGAGTGGAATCCACCTGACTCCAGGCGCCAGGTCCATTCAGACAGAGAGAACTTCGCGTTTCCGCGAAGTCTATCTGCTGTTGCACCGGGGCCATGTTTCGGTACGAGCTGCCCGTTATTGTGGAGATTATCCATAATAGCGAGAGTACGACCGAAGGCGAGGTTGGCGATCCGTTTAAAGTCGGCAACTTGCGTTTCCGACCACGTTTCTTCAACCTCCTCCAGTTCCGCGTCTGTTCTGATGTATTCATCGTATGCAGCTTTCTCTCGAGCGAATGAACACTTGAGGGAAACTTTAGAAAACAGGCGCGTCAGTTGACGCACAGCCTGAATTGCTGCAGTAGATGGATCCAACAGGAGAACACCCGTCATGCGATCGAACACAAGGTCAAGGAAACCTCCGAGAAATCGGGGGGTACCTCCCCTTCGCCGGAAACCGGCGAAGTGGGTGTGACCAACCTTTCCTTGGTCAAGGGCTTCATCGAAGTCCCGACCAAAGTCTGGTAGACATATCGTTAAAAACGATATGCCCTCATGTTCGATACGCCTCGTGACAGTTTGAAAGTCACGAGTGGTGCTAGCGGCGCATCTGTCGCCCATGTCTTGGGCGACATCCCTCCAGAGAAGCATGAGGCTTTTCATCAAACCCCCTTTCGGGGTGATTGAATCCCTGCCTCATCTTCCGAAGTTGCCTTCTAGGTCAGCCCTCACCACCAATAAGCTTGGTGATGTTGGCTCCCGACGTAGCTGAGAGGTTGGCCATGAAGCCATCCACAACAGCTTTCGCCGTGGCAGTGTCGTACCCGGGCGGAACATCGACAGACAGAAGAACTGTCATCGACTGGTTCACGTTCTGGCCCGACACCAGGGGATTCGCAACAAGCGAATCGAACTGAAAGCGGGCTGTGTGACGGTGCCTGCGACCATACTGATGAGCAATGCTCAAGAAGTAGTCGCGGGCAGGCGTCGCCCACTTACCACCTTGTTCGGTGGCAGTGGTTTTGTTCAAGGTCTTTGCAGACCCTGAAACAGTCACAGCTTGGGGATCGGAAAACAAGGCGTTTCTCCTTCTGGGTGAGACGTGCTTGTAAGCACGCAAGTGAATATGTGGTCGATGTGCCACATATCCGGTCCCTCTTCAGGGTATCGACGGACCTCGGGTTATGCCCAAGGCCGCCAATATTGCCCACTGCCTTATGGTGAAAGACGAGGAGGCAACTCCGAAACCGTATGGTGTCGCTTTCTCGCGGCGTTTCCAATCAACGGAATACACCTCTTTGAAAAGCGATGGTGCCTTGTTCCCAATTAAATTGGGACGGGCAGTCACCACCTGGGTATTGGTTCGTCTATGACGATCCATTACATACCCATAGCGAAGGACGAGTTGGTCGTTCTGGAATGCTGAGACGTTATGCAATAACGGCCCAACATTGGCAAACCAGTCTACGAGCCAACTCCATGGAGCAAGGTTCCATAAGACTTCAGGATTTAACTGAAGTCCATACAGGAGCCTAGCCTGCGTAGCAATCCGAGAAATCTCAGTGAGATTTCCAGGATCGTATTCGAAGGTATAGGCCCCTGAGAACCAAGTATCTCTACGATACTCGTCTGTGAGACGTGTCCATGAAGGACTATTGTAGTAATAGCCGTTCTCTAGACCTCTCGGTTGCCCGAGGGTATGAGTGGCAGCTGTCACTTCAATAGTTGGAAGAAAGTGTCGTCGTCTGCGTACGTTCTTGCCTGAGTCGCGAGTGAGCTGTGTTAGAATCTTTTCAGACTCTATTATAGCTTTCGCGGCACCCCTTACATCGCTAACCAGCGGTTTCCAACCGAACTCGAAGTTCAGATACTCTGAACCAAGACCTCGGAGAAAACCGACACGGCTGCGAAGTAGGGTTGAGCCAATCATTGAGGGAATACCCTCTCTGAAAAGCTCAGCAAGACCGACAGACCCATCGACAACTGGGTTGGTCGGGATGCTGCGCGAAATCAGAGTTGTCCCTCTGCCAATAAGATCTGTTCCATAAGGAGCATTCTTACTGGCAGTATCGGTCAACTGCTTGATTGTCGGTTCAGCTCTCGACCAAGTGGAGAGATCGACGGCAGGATGATATATAATCACCTTGCCGTCGAAATTGTCCCTTGCGAGTCCATACCTAATCTCTCCTGAAAAGGAGCGATTATGATGTGAAACATCGTAAGTAGACTTAACCGTTTCAAACGGTCCTCCAACGTCCCTTTCACCGCGGCCTTTTGGCCAGCGGTGCCCTTCCGATCTCGTGATTTGCCATGAATATAGAGTTCGAAGAGAATTGATGTAATTGGTGCTAAGCACCTTTCCATCAAAATCCAAGTTCTCCATTTTCACGGTCATCGGAAAAGCATCAGACTTTAGCAGTCTACGCTTCTCCGTCACAGTCATGAGATCATCCTTTCCCATACGGAATCGACGGGAAGAAATTCCTAGTAGGAATTTCTCGATGCGCTAGCACCTAGTGCCCCTTCG